AGTGACACCATCTGGCTTAAAGATTACTTTTTCAGTATTATTAAAACCATGAAATGTACTAAATCCTATGGCATTATTTACAATTGAAGTAGATTGAAAGCTAGCTGAATGTTCAAAAAGGCTAATTTCGGCCCTGGCCCGAGCGTTTTTACCATTACCGCCAGAAATGGTGATGGAAGGCTCTGAATTATAATTAAGACCGGGATTTATGAGTCTAATCTCTTTCAAAGAACCCGATACTTCACAATTGGCTATTGCACCAATTCCAGATTCATCTGTTATTTGAATTACTGGAGGATTCATTACGTCATAGTCGGAACCCGGAGATATGACTGCAAAAGATTCTATCGGGCCATAAAAAACAGCATCCCGAGATTTGTAGTTTAGAATCTCAACTCCATTGTTTAAAATGCCGGTATTTCCAATAGGAGTTGGAACAACTTTTACGGTTGGAACTGCTTCAGAAATTTTTCTAAAGAGCTTTTGGTGATTTAGTGTTTTACCAGAAAACTCATTGTATGATAAAGTATTATTTGTTACAATACCCTGAACATTAACGAAAATTCCTGCCTTTAGGTTGGTCCTACTTGTTGCAAGGGATAAAGAATCTTTTGAGATCTTTTTGACGTAATAAATTCCTTTTGCAATACCGAGATTGCTCGTTGTGTAATCATAAACCACTACATCGCCACTATAGAATCCGTGATCTGTATAGTTTATTACTGTGCCATCGAAAGAACCATTTAAAATTATCCCTCTGGAATCTGCCAACAGTGGCAACTGAGAATAACTGGGAAGGGACGGCGCCGAAACATAATAATTTTCAGTAGAATCAACATATACGTTTTGAACATTTGCTGAATAATTACTAATATCTTGAAAATTTATAGCCGATGCCCTTTTTAATTGATTCTCAATATAATCAATATTTGAGAATATAAGTTGCCCCTGTCCTTGAACTATAAAGGTATTAAAGTTTATCTTTGAATAGATTGTTGTTTGAATAACTGATCCATTTTTATAATATATCCCAATAACATCTCCAACATTAAGAAAGTTATCGTCAATTGTTTTAAATTCATACTGGCTTGTGGCTGAATCTAATAATCTTATTGATTCTAGATTGTAACAATTTGGAATATTGTATAGCCAATTTTTTGAGCGAATGTCTCTGCTCAATTTCCCCAAAGATTTTGGCCGAATAGTGTCGCCAACATTCAGGTGATAGGCACTTGTGGTTTCTTTAAATTCTCCAATAACACCCGTTACGCGAACACTAACAACATCTTCAGTATTTTGGCCGCTATAACCATATGCAAAGGCATTTACTGCAACTGTATCTCCAGAATTAAGAATAAGAGAAATACCCGAACAACCGAAAAATTGATTTGTAGATTTTGAAGTATAGGTAATGACCGAATTATCGCCCAAAAGCAACGAGCCGGTTTGCGGAAACCCTACAGTTGAATCAACATCCAGGGTTTTAGCCCCAATAGATGCCGAGCTTGTTAGTTGAGTTTTGGGATGAATTGAAAATTCTCCAAACTCGCTCACATTATTGTTAAAATCATAATCCAGACTGATAATATAATAAGTTCGGTCCCCGCGAATTATTTTTTCTACTTTACTAATTGTCCCGGTGGCCTTTGGGTAATTTTCAGTTTTATCTTGAAATAATGTTCTATTTTCTAGTAGTGTTGGATCTCCAAAAATTGGGTCAACAACTAATTCTCTGGTTACTCTATATTCTGCATCGGATGGCGTGAAAAGATATTCTCTTGGCTTTACTACTTGTACTGGTTCTCCATAAAGAGCCCCGAAGAGAATTTCAAAGGCTCTATCGGTTCCTTTTGTTGAATAGAAATCTCTGGATTTTTCAATAAACGTGGTCTGGTTTAAATTATCGGTAAATTCTCTACCTTCAAATCCAGGAATCAATTGTTTCTTTAGCTTAACCAGGAACCTATTAAGAAAAAGAACACTAAGATTTTCTACTACAGTATTTTCTAAATGACCGGAAGACTCAGATGTTGAAAATTCTAGATCATAATTTGATGTACCACAAAATCCCCTGATGCAATCATTGAAAGTCGTATCAGTTTTTGATGTGTAAGTAATAATTTCAGAATCAATCTTTAATAGTCCATAAGAATCTGGAAATCCTCTGGTTGATGTTACTGAAATATCGGTATCGGTAAATGAAATATCTTCAGATAAAATTGTAGATTGTGTATTGTTTGTTAAATTTTCTAATTTGATATATTGATCAATATTGGCAATTAAATCAAAGGGTCCTCCTGCATATTCACCGGAAATAAAATATTGGCGTATAAATTCCACCAACAGTGGCGATTCTTCTCTTAGAAAAGATGGAATTTGGCTTTCAACGATAGAGCTTATTTTAACTTTCATTTTTATCGTGTATTATTTCCGTTTAGATAACTTGAAGAAGAAATATAACTGGAGCCGGATATATCCCCGCCTGATGATATATCATCAGAAACCATATTAACCGTAGAATAATTTAGGTCCATTTGAAGATAAAGATCCTGTAGACCTATAACATCGTTTGATTTTGGAATTACTGAAATTTCAATGATATTATTCTTAACTGTTGATAAAATATTTATTGAACTTATTTTAATCTCTCCTAAAACATAATCAATGGTCCCGACATTATTGCGGATAACTGAAGGTGCATCTTTATTCGTGAATAGAAATAAAGAGCCTGCGTTTTCATTGAGGGGTTTGTCTGATAGGTAAACGGTATCAGAAATGCCACTAACGGTGAATCCTGACGACTTTATGTTATAACCATTGATATTTTTAATATGAAATGAATTTCCAAAGCATGTTTCATAATTTGCAAAGGTATTCAACACTACTCTCACATCTCTTCTTAACTGAATTTTTGTTATATTAGATGTTATAGCAGCATGACTATCATCAATTAATTTTTGAAATCTGCTATACTTAAATCTGGCGCCGAAACTGTTCAAATCATAAGATTTTGAATAACTCTGTAGGTTGTTTAATACTACGCTCTGAACAAACTCGGGCGATGGAGCAAGATTTGGATTATAATATACTTCGCTGAACACTTCAAGAAAGAGATATTTTAAATCAATAATCTCTGGAACTATTCCACTTACCGCATAACGTTTTAACTTATTTTTAAGATTATCTTTAATGCTATTTGGCACAAAATTGCCATAAAACGGCTTGATTGTGATAAAAACTTTACCATATTGAGGTGGAAATAAAGTTTCACCGCCATATGCGGCCACACTTTCAGCTTCTGGATATATTCTTGGAATTATTGATTCATAATCTTCCGGTGTTACGCATCTCCCCTGAGCTGCATAGTTTTTGGGGGCTAGATTCTTGATTGAATTTATTGATTCAATTTCTTTACCACCACTGGATGCAATATTTGTTGTGACTACTGACACTCCAGAGGTTACCGAATTGTTGTTATTGTCTACAAGTCGCCCAATAAACGAAAAAGAAGATACACCATTAGCAGTAGAATCATTAGTAGTAACATAAGAGACTTCAATATAATTTTGATTACTTAAGCTAGCTCCAAAGATTCCGTCTCCGAAAATGAGTTCATATCTTTGATCCTCAATTTCACGGATAAAGAATATTTTTGAGGTTGAATTTACATTAAAAAGATTATCCGCAAATGTGAACTTATTTGATGATGATACATTAGCACTATCTCTTACGGTCACTCTAATGGTTGAAGTATCAATTTTCGGATTATCTAAAATAAATTTTTGATTTGGATTCAAAGAATCTACAGTGAAAGTATCAATTACGAATGAGCCTTCAATAATCTCAATTGAATCAAAAAGAGCAATATTATTTACAACCGGCACGGTTATGTCGTTGGCAATAGAAAAAGTATAAGATTCATTTCCAAATGCCAGAGAAGAGCAAACGAGGCCCTTCTTTAGAGTTAATGAAATTGGGCTGCTAGAAAAAGATGAAGTATCAACGAAAAAAGAAATATTAGCCCGTGCTGCAGTAGAACTCCTCGGCAAGTAGCCGATTTCTCTGGCAGCGGAAACGACATTTTCTCTTAAAGTCGCACTATCAAGAAATGCCTCATTGGAAAGCATATTTCCAATAAAGGCATTTGTGTAGGTATTATATGCAAGAACGTCTATAATTACCGATAGATTTGAGCCTTCAAAATCATAATCGGTAAAGTTTGAATTAGACCTTAGATACTCTTTTAGAGCTATCCTAATTTGGTCATAATCTAATGTAGTGAAATTGACTATGGGTGATGTAGCCATTAACGTGTCGGTTGAAGAGCAAAGGTTAATTGTTGAGGCTGGGCATCAATTCCGATAATATCATATCTTATGACAACATCGTAGGCATTTTCATCATAATTAGGATTTACGTCAACAGATGATAATGATACTCTAGGCTCATAGTTTCTTATCGTATTATCAATTTCACTTTGAATATTAGAGGCAGTAGATTCGGTTAGGTTTTCAAATAAGCTTCTAGAAACACTACATCCAAGATTACTTTGAAAAAATCTCTCACCTTGCAGAGTATAGACTAGATTACGAATAGAGCGAGATATTGCTGTTTCATTTTTTATGACAATTAGATCAAACGTTAAAGGGCTAACCTTAAAGGAAGAAGAAATGTCTTTGAAAGATTGACTTTTTCGCTCTACTGCCATTATTATAAAGTAATCATTATATCTATTTATTAGCCCAATAAAACTTTTTCTTTATCTTTAGTTTCTCTACGTTCAAATAACTCTGTTTCTTCTTCTAGAGAAGATTCCATGAATTCTTCACTATCCACTTCTCGGATTAATTTTGGTTGTTCCATTGTATTATTAAATGACTGAACCTATTTAGCTAAATAATGTTACATTGATAAACTAAAATGGAAAGCGTAGATTTTAAGGGTTTGTATGAATCTTATAGAAGTGTTTATACTGAAGAAGTAGAGGAGCTTGATGAGATGAAAGAGGGCTATACCGATCCAAAATTCAATAGAAAAGAATATTTAGCCAAACTCTCAAAACGGGGTGGCATGGGGATGGGCACGAAAGAAGATCCTCATGGTTATAGAGACCCTAAAATGGCTAAAGTTGGTGCAGAATTTGTAAAAAGGACAACTGCACGATCCAAGTCAAAAAAGTCTGGAGAGCCCGATGAATATAAAACTGAAAAGGAATCACAATCAAAACTGAGATCTACCAATGAATCCACCGATCTATATGATCTAGTTCTAGAATATCTTCTTGATGAAGGTCTTTGTGAATCAGTTGAAAATGCTGAGATTATGATGGCCCACATGAGCGAGAGTTGGGTTGATGCTATTGTTGAAGACTATAAATCCGCTAAATGAATTAAAAAGTAAAAGCCCCCAAATCGGGGGCTTTTTAATGTCAACCTTGACCTCGATAACGCTTTCGGGCCTTATTTGAGCTAGTAGAAGCATATTTTGTATGCTTACCATCTCCTTGTCTAGACTTCTTTGGTCTAGATTGAATGTCGCTTGAACTCTTTGTCTTTGCTGCCATGGTTGTTCTCCTAAACGTAATTAAAATCTACTTTGTCTTCGTCAATTTCGCCTTTATAAGCTTTTTCGGCTAATTCAACTAGTATAACAAGAGATTCCTCTTCGGATACCTGTTTGTGAATTACTTTACCGTCGTATAGAATGTTAATCATTTTTAAATTGCGAAAGTTTTTTCGTGGCCAACTCTAATTCTTGGATCCACCCATACCGGAATCCCCTTTTCCTTTGCGGTCAAGCAGAAGCCAACATCTTCACCGCAATAATCAACAATCTCACCTTTATTAAAGGTCTGGAGTAATGGCGGCCACCAAGGATATTCCATACTCTCAAATACACCTTTTTGAACCATCAGCCAGCCACCCCCAACATAATCACAAGTAAATGGCTTCTTGCGTGCTAGCATCGTTTCAATCTTTTCCATATTCATCATTCCTTTATTCTTGACAAATTCATCAGATTCCAACCAAAATGCACATGCGGTATGCTCGCGGTCTTCGGTTGAATACCAACCAGATGCAATTGCCCTAGTCTTAGATTGATCAATATGTTGATGTAATCCTAGTAGTTTACCTTCATCATCTCGCACCTCATCATATGTAACCGCCTCATCTGGTAGAGCAAGATCACACAATTGCCAAAAATTCTCCGGTGTGAATGCAATATCGCTATCAATCCACATTTGATAATCATATTCTATTTGCCCCTGCCAGGGAACCTGATGGGGGCCCGCAAGAACATTGGCCCCAAGAACCTTACATCGGGCAAAATTTACCATACTGCTATAATCTTGTTGAAGATGCAATTGCATATTATTCTGGGCAATTTGAAAACACAACTGCACGAAATTTTTTAGAAAGTTATAAGAGCAACCTCTTCCAGGTAGACATAAAACTATAGATTTACCCTGCATCTTTTGCTTGATTTTATTATAATCCCATTCAGGCTCAGCAACTGTTGGTTGCCTCTCTTTAATTTGAAACCCCTTTGCCATATTGTTCGCTTTTGCAATAATGCGTCCTATATAGGTGCTCTTCAATCATAAATAATTTGAAGAACGTAGAGTAAATGAATGTCCATTGATACTGCCGAACTGAAGAAGCTCATTGCAAAGAAGTCCGCTAAATTGAGCAAGCCACCAGCTCACGGAAAGACAAATAGAACCCAAACAGATGAGGCTGAAAGAGAATTTAAGAGCGAACGCGATAAGCTAATGAAAGAATACAAGGAAATCGTTGCAGATATTTTGTTCAATGAGGGCTTTGTTGATTCTCAGGATTCTTTGAATGTCATTCTTGATGTTATGAGCGAGAGTTTTATTGAAAGAGTAGCTAGGAATTCTAAATGAAAACTTTTGACGAATTCATCAATGAAGCCAAGCACGGGGCGAGTAGTTCAAGAGAAAGAAGGCAACAAAGAGGTGAAAATCTTTCAAAAATTCTAAAGAGAAGAATGGGGACTAGGGCCAAAATCAGAGGAGGAAGTGATGAACACATTCACACCACATCTGATCCAGATGATGTCTCAATAGAGATTAGAAAATATAAAAATCCCGCGCATTATGCAGCCGGAGAAACACCAAAAGTTAATACTATTAATGGTAAAAACGTAGTCGTTAAAAATTCGGAAAGAGCATTTAGGGCAAATCAACTAAGAAAGCAAGTAACCAAGAATCGTAGAAACCCAAAGGGCGCAGTATTTACCACTGATATTGTTCCAAATTTAGAAAGAGGTCACGGGGATTTTGAGAATATCAAAAAGAGAACTCAAAATCTCAAAAAGGCTGTTGAAAATGTTCCAAGAGAAATTAAAAAGGCCGGGGCAAAGTCTGGTGATGTTGTTATTGGAAAACCCGGTCAAACTCAAAGTGGCGGTCCAGAAAAAGCCGGAAGAAATTCCAGGGCTAAGTTATATAAAAAGCTACTTCCTAATGCCAGTAAAATGAACCCCGTTACAAATCGTATGATGGGTAAAGTAGAATGAAAACATTTGAAGAATTTTTGTTTGAGGCAAATCAACCCAAACCCGATGCACTAAAAACTATCAGTAAAAACTGGGAAAGAAGACCAAATTATAAGGGAGTCAACGTATATGCAACTCAAAATAAAGATCATATAAGAGTTCACGACTTATTTGTGCCGTCTCATTTGAGGGGCAAAGGTGTTGGTGGTAGAGTTATGAAAGGAGTAACGAGATTAGCAGATAAACAGGGCTCTAAAGTCTCTTTAAATCAGGCCCCAGCTCCAGGTTATAAGAAAAAGTTGGACACATTTTATAAGAATTTTGGTTTTAAGTCTAATAAGGGGAGAAACAAAGACTTTACCACAAGAGATACACATATCAGGCAACCAAAAGATAAATAAAATAAAAAGATGCAACCAAACAAGACATTTGAAGAATTTCTTTCTGAAGCCATTGCAGCCACTAGGGCTACTACTAGAGGCAGAAAAATTCCAGGTGCGGCTCAGAAAATAACTGCACGTAATGACCGCAGAGAAGAAGCCCGAGCACGCCAACGCGAAAGAGAGGCTCAAAGGCAGAGAGACATTGAATATGCTCAAGAGAGAAGAGCGAATCCAGAGCTTATTAAAAAAGAAGCAAGAAAAAGAACTCTTCCCAGTAGAATGGAAAGAGCCGCACAAAGGTTGGGACTATGAAATCTTTTAATCAGTTTATAAACGAGGCACCTAAAAAATTACGTTTTACTAGGCTGTATCACGGAACATCTCCAGAATCTGCTGAGAAAATTAAAAAGCATGGATTTAAGTCACCAGAGGTTTATGCTTCAACATCAAGAGGAATTGCATCGGGATTTGGGGCAAGATATAGCGAAAAGCCGAAGACTTTAGAACTCTTGGTTCCAACTAAAAGTATTAAGCCGAATGTTCCGGCAAAAGCCGTTAAAACTGATGGACAGAGAGGAACTGATATTTGGGGAAAAGATCACTTTTCAGTTGCAATGGATAGAGATTATGCCACAAAGAAAAGAGTGAAAGATTCATCGGGGATTGTTAGGGCGCCCAAAACGGAAAAGGAATTTCATCATTTATTGCCAAAGGCTTTTCAGAGGAAAACCAAAACTCAACCAAAACGAAAATAGTATAAATTAAGACCGGGATAAATAGACTTAGTAAGTAATTTGTGAAATGGACATTAGAGAACTTTCTAATTTGTATGAATCTTATGCGTCCATTTACGAGATGAAATCTACTGGTAATCTAGGGGGTCAAGATAAAGAAACTGTTATGCGTGAGCACGTCTTAGATTATCTTGTAAATGAAGGCTACGTTGATTCTTATGAGTCAGCTGAATGTGTTTTAGAGGCTATGAGTGATGAATGGTTGGAAAGTATTGTTGAGACGAAGAAAGCTAAAATTATGGTTGACGTTAATAACCCATAAGTGAAATTTTTAGGGGTTCTTTTAATAAAAGAGAACCCCTTGTCAGGTTAACAGTGATAGTATGAATATACCGAAGAGTTCAAAGAATAGGAGGAGTTGGAGCATGTTCTACAAATTGTTTATTTTCTCCAAATTTAATGCAGAAATTATTTTCAGCATCTGTTTCATCAATAAAATTAACGTATAGATTTTTGACTTGACATAATCTCGCAATGTCAAATCCGGTTAGCAATAACAGACCCAGTTTCGATACGTCATTTTTTATGTAAATAAATGAATTATCAATTGTTTTAGAAGAAAGATTATACTCAGCTTTTAATCGTCTTATTTGTTTGACGGTTTCTAATACAAATTCAAAAGGGTGATCGTATTTCATCTACATGATTCCGGTCTATATTTGCCTCGGCGGTAGAAGAGACGGAAGGATCTTCATCTCGGGAAAGAAACGTTAAAGATTCTGGTGGAGTGTTAGGATTTCTCGCAACTCCAAAGCGAACATGAGAATTCCAATCTCGGGCAAGAAGTGCTAGAGTTTCTGGAGGAGTGTTAGAGTTGTATACAACATCAAGGCGAACTATAGCATTCTCATCTTGGGCAAGAATTGTTAGAGTTTCTTTTGGAATGTTGGAGTTGCTAACTGCATTTCCACGAACCCAAGAATCTCCATCACGGGAAAGAATCGCTAGGGTTTCTGGAGGAGTGTTGGGGTTTTCTGCAACATTCCGGCGAACACTCGCAATCTTATCTTGAGCAAGAATTGTTAGGGTTTCTGGTGAAGAATTCATAATGTCGGTTGCTCCTTATAAAACTCATAGGCTCTTACGGTTTGAATGATTTCTCTTGTTGCGTTTGGGTTTTGTGCAACCCAATAGCGAACACTCGCATCCTCATCTCGGGCAAGAATTGTTAGAATTTCTGGAGGAGTGTTGAGGTTGTTTGCAACTCCACAGCGAACACCCCAATCCTCATCTTGAGCAAGAATCGTTAGAGTTTCTGGTGTAGTGTTAGGATTGGATGCAACCCCATAGCGAACAAGACAATCCACAGCTCGGGCAAGAAGTGTTAGAGATTCTAGTGAAGAAGTCATAATGTTGGATGCTCCTTATAAAACTCGTAGGCTCTTACAGTTTGAATGATTTCTCGGGTTGCGTTTGGGTTTCTTTCAACTCTACAGCGAACCCAAAAATCCTCATCTCGGGCAAGAAGTGTTAGAGATTCTAGTGAAGAAGTCATAATGTCGGATGTTGTAGGTAAAACTCATATGCTCTTAAGGTTTGAATGATTTCTCGGGTTGCGTTTGGATTTTTTTTAACAATATGGCGAACATTCTCATTCTCATCTCGGGCAAGAATTGTTAGAGATTCTGGTGGTGTGTTGGGGTTGTGTGCAACAGTCCAACGAACACCCGCAATCTTATCTTGAGCAAGAAATGTTAGAGTTTCTGGTGGAGTGTTGGGATTTCGGGCAACAGTCCAGCGAACAATAAAGCACTCATCTTGAGCAAGAATCGTTAGGTTTTCTGGGGGTGCCATAATCAATAAATGTAAATTGCATCAGTATCTCCATCTTTGTCTACTTCATGTGGCGCCAAGTCATTATCATAGAGGTTGACATTGAGTTCTAACTTCACCATTTCAACATCCAAATTAGTAGTACAACCACCCCCATAGCCCCGAATTACTATCATAATATCATCGGGATACTCGCTCAAGGCTTCAATCAATTCGGCTTTTGTCATTTGGGTGTCAGAGAACTGCTTGGGTATTATGAACCAATTTCTGCATAATGGGAAAATGAGTGGACAGTTTACTGATCGGCAATCTGTTCAGATAATCTCTTAAGTTTAGCCTCAGTCTTGGCTTTTACTTTTTGTAATCTTTCCATCCGTTGTGAATATTCTGCATCTGATTCAATTCGCTCGTAGTATAGAGAAGTTCCGAGTCCTGATGGTCCACCATATCCTATGCCGATGTATTTAATTCCATCTGGATCAGGTTTATCGGTAACGGGATCTCTTGGCGTTTGAGACCATTCCTTTAGCTGTTGAAGTCTTTTGATTATTTCATCAAAGGTTCCTTCTAGATTATCAATTTCAAGACCATACTCTTTCTTTGTTGGCATAGTAGTTTTTATAAGGCTTTCTTATTATGAACCAATTTCTGCATAATAGTGAAATGAGTGGACAGTTTTTCCTTTGACCCTTTTGGTGAAATTTTTTGGCGGAAAAATTTTTTGAGGACAAGGGGTGTCTTAAAACATATGGGACCCATTGACTTTTTATTTAAAACGCACTTGGGGAATGGGCGGATGGGGCATATCTTATCGCTCGGGATGGGCATATCTTATCGCTTGGCCCAGAGGCCAGGCCCCAATGGACGGCTAGGCTACTGTCCATAGTACACTTAGACTATAGTACAACTGTCCTATAAGACCTGCTTATCGCTCAATAAGCATAAGAAAAGGCCCCGATTGGAGGCCGTTAAGTTTAACTCACATATGCTGAATTTCAATATCAAGAGCTAAAGTAGTGTTAGGCTGCTTAAGTCTAATAATATCACCCATATCCTCACGCCGGCAAACTATACCGGTCCAACCCATAATTGCCTTTGCGAGTCTAACAATTTGCATATCAGTTAGACAATCTGTTCTGATAATCTCCTGCCTGTTATAGCAGTCGTTAACACTATTATCAATAAGGCCGACTTTCTCAACTATAATCTTAATCATGGCCGGGGGGTGTTGCTTTGGGACCTTCATATCCTACAGCATCGGATGCCCCACTACCGACCAACCATTGATGATCTTATCTTATATGTCCGATAAGCAACGCTAATGACCCAAACTGCTCCAACCGTGCTAGGATAGTTTCAAGAATAAAATAAGACAGCGGGCGAACCGCATTTATACAAACTGGCACGCTAATCCTGCTTGTTTATAAAAATATAAGAATATAAGAAAAGGCCCCCAATCGGGGGCAATTAACTATTCAATATCGCTCACTACTTCCGTACCATCTAGAAAATAAGGAACCCCATCAATATAATCAACTGGTTGGAATGATCCAACTACATCCCAAGTCTCAGTTTCAATAAAGTTCTTTAGAGCAAACTCTGCGAACTTTATTGCGCCTTCATTAGTCTTGAACTGCCCCAGATAATAATTACGCTCATTAGTTGGGGCACCTGAAGTCATCTCAACCTTTACAAATAAGATTCCCAATTCTCTACCCTCACCCACTGTAAAGGATACCTCATAAACATACTCATCCCAAAAGAATGTTTTGATCGTATTGCTATAAATACCCCCTACAGTCTGTTCATAATTGCCTAGCAGATTCCAGGCCAAAGTAACCACACTAGCTCTATATTCTGGTTTTAGAACGGTGAGATCCTGATTCAGATTGGCCATTTGATCGGGGTTGCTTTGGGACCTTCATATCATACACCACCTAGAACCGTTTTAGAGTGATTGACCGATAAGCGTTTCTTATCACCTAATAAGCATAAGAAAAGGCTCCCGAAAGAGCCTCTTAAAATACTAATTTATTCGCCAAACCTTCTAGGATTTCGTTCTACAATATCGCCCCAACAGGATATAAAGATTCTTCCTGAACTGTGATCATAACATAGCGTTGGAATATATGTGTCGCCCATGTTTATATAAGTGATACCTTTACTTTCAGTAAAGGTATCTTGTTTTGATTGAATATATTCTTTTCCACAGCCCCCCAGAAAGTTATTAACCTTACTCAACATCCTTCCGGGGAAATATCTTTCCTTCTCCATTATTTTTCTGATAGCTATTGCATCTTCTCTGCAATCTGCTAAAGTTTCTTCAATGGTCTTGACAGATGGAAGGCGAACCATGGAAGGGGTTGCTTTGGGACTCTTTAAGAATATACTGGTTTGGTTGGTTTGTCAAGCGGAGACCCATAAGTGTTGCTGATGGTCCGAAGGCTTGACATACTACTAAGAATGGTCCATAATAAAGAAAATAAGACAGCGAACGACTCGCGTTTATACAAACTGGCACGCTAATCCTGCTTGTTTATAAAAATATACAAAAAAAGAAGAGAACCGAATCTCTTCTTATATCTTTATATCAGTGCTTAGAACTCCAGGCTATAATCTTATTGGCTGCTTCTTCAATTGATTTTGCATTACATTTACGAAACTTTTCTGTTTTAGACCGAGAGAATAACTCTACTTTACCCTTCCCGATATGAAACATTGCATAACGGGAGTTATGGTAAATTCCGTTAATCCACTGTTCCTGTGGATCTAACGAAACCTTGACGATTAGGCTGGCATTCTCTTCGCCGCCTAGTGTGGATCTTTCTATGAAATAATATGGGAAAATCTCTTCTAATAATTCCACCAATTTATCTTTATCTTGAAGTGATGGAGTGAACATTTGTCTGAGGCTTTGGGACTTTTTAAGAATATCAGGGGCTTGAGAGATTGTCAAGCCCCTGAATGATAAGCGTTTCTTATGCCAAGCAGAAGTCAATAGTAGTTCTTACTCCATTGTTTACTTCAATCAACTTTAATGGTCCATCTTTTTTATCTAAGAAAGACCTAGCCTTTTCATAGGTCTTAAACTTACCTAAACAAGTGTCAAGAGTTGGGCCGAATTGATTGGAAGATGACCCTGGTCTTACTACTTCATAGGTTGACATAATCAATCCTCAGTGGTGGTTGACTTCTTAAGAATAACAGGGGCTTGGATGGAAGTCAAGCCCCCGTTCATATTCAAAATTGAATACTCTTAAGATCCTCAACCTGACTCGTGGTCAGTAGTTTCTTGAGAGCCTCATACTGTTTTGTGGTTACCTTAAGCTCTTTGATTGGGGTGTAATTAGGATTTTGTTGGGCAGATTGGCGAACATCAACATCCTTATCTTGGGCAAGAATTGTTAGGATTTCTGGAGGAGTGTTGGGGTTTTGTGCAACTC